ATCCGCTTCACCTGTATATTCACCTGGTTTTTCAAATCCATATTGACCGAACTCAATAACCTCTAACGGTAATTTATCGATTTGTCCATGTTGCGCTTTCCCATAAACCTGTAATGTAGCTGAAATTTCTTCATAACCGTCTTGAGCATTCGAGCGTTCTGCAGATTCTACGATTACATAAGCAAACATCGCGTCATGTTTATCTAAAGGATCTAAATTCACGTCAACTTCCCACACTTTGAGCTGTTTTTTGTCCTCAATCGCCTTTAGAACTGCCATTTGTCCCGGGTCCTTTTTAGCGCCATATGCCGAGACGTCGAACGATTCGGAGTTGTTACCATAACCAACAATTCGCCCGAACTTTGTTTGCTCATCCTTAATATCATTTTCAATCGAATATGATGATTCCGTTTGATTAGCAATAACAAGCGCTGCTGTTCCGTATTCCGCATCAATCGGCTGTACTAACATAATTGTGTCTTTACCATTTTTTAAACTCATTTTCATTTCTCCTTTTGTAGTGAAATTTTCAAAGTAAAAACACCATGCCGATGAATACCGTCAATGTCTGTAAAGACACGCGTATCACTGCATGATGTTTTGACTGTGTTATATCCACTTATTTTTAATTTGTATTTGAGTGATTCATAGATCGCTGACAAAATCTTATACGCTTCACTGTTGCCTTTGTAATTACTCCAAATGTGTAATGTGATGGTATAGTCTTTGACATCTTCTGATTTAACAGAAAAGGCATCTACTTTTGGTTCACCAATCACAATGTATGGATATACAGTGCTTTCAGTGACGTAATCGTAAATGCCTTTTGTATTAAGTTCTTTGTTGAGTAAACTTGTGACTGCCGCATCACTTCGCAGCCTGTCTAATATCGCTTTTTGTAACGCTCCAAAAACAAGTGACATATCATCACCTACCTAACCTACGCATTTCTCTACGGAAATATTGTCGCCCAACCTCAATCGCCGGGAACCAACACGGTTGCGCTTCTTGTCCCCGAGTAAAAACAAATTGACCGTATTTTTCGGAGTAAAAAACCCAACCGTCCTTATTACCGTTACCATTCTTCGCATAAATACCTGTACCATATTCGATATAAATGGCGTAATCTGCGTCAACAGTGACAATCGCTGTTAAACCACCATTCAGCACTTCAACTTCAATAGATTGTCTAAGATATCCACTATCTACAGGTGCTCTCGCTCGTGCTTCATTTTGAATAACTGCTGCTGTTTCTACAACAATACGTTTAATTTCATCTTCTATTTGATTTCCCCAACGCCTTAACGCTGAAGATAATGCACGACTACCAAAACGGGTAATACTCATTTCTTCACCTCGCGTAACTTCACACGATAGATTTCACCTTGTCCACCTTGATCTAACGGCTTTCCAACCTGTTCATATTCAATGCCTTCATAACGTACAAAATGCTCGTTTAAGAGTTTATAATCGTTCGGATAGTAAATGTATCTATCAAACGAGTTTTGCAACTGCATGGCATTGTATTGTCCTTGTGAGGACGGTGTGTCCACAAAGCAATGCATGGTAAACAAATCGACTGGCCCACCTTCGACAAAACCACCCGAATCATCTTCATACGCTTCACCCATCTTGTATATTGTCGCTAAGTGTGGAAATTCATCGCACATACTACCACCTCAACTTTTTATAAGGTTTTAGTAGTAGTAGCACTGATGTGGGTAAATCAGTCGTGTACGCATAGCTGACCGTTCCCATTGAACGACTAACTAAACCTGCTTTGTTACTGTAAAATTGGATTGCTTTAGCAATAAATACTAATGCGTTATCAATCGTAATCGCTGGGTTATTACAGTATTCAACAGCCACATCAAAATAAATCGGCGCCAACATTTTGTAATGCTCTGTTTTTTCTGTGGTGATTACTTCGTTATTGATCATCATTAATTTAGTCACTTGTTCATCAGTTAGTAGCATTTGCTTCACCGACTAACAATCCGATTAAATCAGCTTTTTTCATTTCAGATGTATATGCGATTTCTCGCTCATCTAATAGCTGTTTCAGTTCATCGACCTTCAATGATTCGTAATCGACTGCTTCAACTTCATTCGATTCTTTTCGTTCATGGTATCTTCGTAACATCATTTGTGTTCAACCCCTTTCAGTAAAAAAAGAAGGCTTATAAAAGCCCTCTAAATACCTGTAAATTTCACTACACCGTTGTCATTGTATAAATTCGTAGTGTAGTAAGTATTAGCTGCTAATACAATTGTGCGTGCTAAAATGTCCTGATCTGTTTTTAATTCAATTTCTTTTTTCTTCACAATTTCGACTGCTCCGAAAAGTTGTAAATAACCTTTACCTTCCGTAACACGTTTTGTTTTGACGATATCTTTAATACCAAGTAACTCTGCCACTTGTGCTTTTGTGATTGCTGTTTGTTGAGTAGTTCCGCCGACATTGAATAGCGACTTAACTAATTTCGTATAATCTTTGGTGTTAACGAATAAAACCATATCCATTTCATCTTCTAAATCGAATACATCAATTGCAGCTAAGATTGAATCAATAGAAGTTGGTGAACCAGGTGCTGTTAGTAAAGATTTTTCTAACGTTGCTAAATAATCAATTTCCACTTTATCTGCCACTGCCATACCGATTTGTTTAGTAGCTTCATTAACTGTACCTTCTACGTTTGTGATGATAGCTTTTTCGGTGATTTCCACAGCTTTACCCGCCTCTTTGACAGTCACTGTAGTAGTAGTCATTGATAGCTTATCAGTATTCATTGGCACACCTTCTGTTAAGTCTGCCGCTGCTCCGATGTATGCGTATTTTGGACGTGTAATCGTATCGCCCGATGTACCTTTTAACGTATTATCGAGCGTTGCATAAGGTGTGAAACGAATCGCTTTATCCAACTGCGCTGAAATAGCTGGCGCTAAAACTTGTGGGTTGATTAAGTCCGCCGCTTTCGTTTGCGCAAAGAATTGAATATCTAATTTTAATGGTTTAAATACTTGTTTCATGTGTATCTCTCCTATTCCGATAATTTATTGAACAACTCTACATCTTTGTTATACAAATCAACTTTTTCCATGTATGACATTGAAGCAAATTGTTCTTTTGTAATTGCTGGTGGTGTACCGCCTTGTGGTGGCGTGCCACCTTTTAGTTTGTCCGATGCGAACAAATAATCATCAGACGTTTTTAATGCTGTCAATTGCTCGTCTAAGCCGATTAATTTTCCGTCCACAAACTTAACTGTGGAAGTATCAAGCAACGCTTTTACTGCTTTCGGGTTCTTCGCTTTTGCATCACGTAGCGCTTCCGTTAACGCAAAATCAAATTCCTTTTGCTGCAGTTGTTGCTGATACTCCGTTTGAGCCTGTTCATTTTGTTGCTGTAACGCTTCAATCTGCTTTTGCAGTTCTTCGTTACCTTGTGCTTTAGTTTGCAATTCAGTAAGTTGTTCATCGCGTTGTTTTAACTGTGCCTGTAAATCTTTTAATTCCTCGATTTTGTCATTTAATCGAGTACGCGGCACCATACTGCCAAACCCTTCTACAACTTTATCTGCTTGCTCTTCTGTTAAACCTAGTGCTACTAATTGATCTTTATTCATCTACATGCTCTCCTTTCGAGTTTTACATCTTCGAGGATGATTTTGGGCATAAAAAATAAGCCTGTTTAACGTCTATTGCTCAAAGACGATATTTCATGAACTAATTAACATATTTGTAATTCACGTAGCCACTATATTTTTTTCCATTTTTAATATATTTCACTTTAACCCAACCCGTATTCTTCTTAGTATTTAAGTATTTGAATGGATAACCTTTACTGTAATCAAAGCTTAATCGCGTTCCTAAAGAAATCTTTTTAACAACTTTAGATTTAGTGTTGGGTTTTGAACGTAAGTTTAACACATTAACATTCACTATAGCGTAATCAGCGCTATTCATATTAGGGAATAAATGCTTTACTTTTATATATCCTGTT